TCTTCATCAAAGAGATCATTCTTTGACATTACATTTGTACTATCAAAAATAGTAAATGGCTCGGATACTCTTAGTCTGCCAAATGCATCATAAGCCGTGGATCCATCTCCACCACCGATAACGGTTGGTTCTACGTTGACATTATTACAACTCATCGACTAAAATACCATGCCTCTGCTTCGGATTTGTTTTCAGAGTCCACTGTATAGGTCGTGTTTAATTGTTGAATCAACGCTTCTAAAACACGAATTAATTCATTAAAGTTCTGAGCTTGATACTCAGGTGTGGGATCAGGGAATCTTTGTAGGGTTAATTTAGCCATTTTTTAAATATAATTCATTTCCATAAACAAGTCCATCCAAAGAGCTATTTTCTAATAGTTCTAAAGCATCATTTTTTGATGACGCTAAAGGTTTACCATTAACATTAAGACTTGTATTTAATAAAGTACCACAATTTGTAAGTTTTTTAAACTCACACAATAAAGTATATAACTCATTGTTTTGATTAACTTTTTGATGCCTAGTGGTATTATCTATATGTGATACTGCGGGATATTTTTGTGAGTTTACTCTATTTGCGAAAAGCATAAAATCACTATCGTTGAATTCTTCATCTATTGTACTACACCCAAAAGGTCTAAAACTTTCTCTTTTTTTAATTAGGTTTACTTTATCTCTCATAAATTTATCTCTAGGATCTGCAAGAACTGATCTATGCCCCAACGCTCGTGGTCCTAATTCACCATGACCTTGATACCAACCAATTATTTTTTGTTTTGTAAGTAGCTCTGCTACTTTACCATAAACTTCTTGTTTAGGTTTATTTTCTGGTGATTCATCGCTTTGACAAAAAGGAAAATTATCAATCTCAAATTGAGGTAAATTATGCTTTAATCTTAAAAACTCTAACGCCCCTAAACTTAAACCTTCATCACCTGTATGAGGAGGTATAACAACATTTTTAAAAAATGATTTTATTTTTGTATTCCAACAAATGTTTAGTGCAACGCCTCCCGTGTATAAAAAAGTTTCTTGTTTTTTAAAAGTTTGAAAAAAATATTGAAGAATAATCACGCATATATACTCATGAATTGTTCTGAGCCAATTTAATTTATCTTGCCATTTATCCACGTAATAACTTTTATCAAAAATAGAGTTTATATCTTTTATATTAAATTTACTTAAAAACTTTAAATGATCATAATCAATATTACCAAAACTTTGAAGTGACATTATTTTACCAGCAATGTCTTGAAAATATCCATGTAAATCAAAATGATTTCTCAGGAGAGCCATCTGCATACCTATTGATCCATGTTTAACTTGAGATCCTTCTTCTTTTATTTTACCATTTACAAAAACAGTCCAAGCTTTGTCATAATCTCCATAGCCGTCTATACAAATTCCATTGTAAGAAGCAGGATTTTTAATTAGCGGCCAACAACTTAAATGATGTGCATAATGATGATTTACTCTTATGGTTTTACAATCAGCGAGTAAATCTATGTGTTTACTTGGAAAAAAATCTTCTTCTCTGCAACTTAAATTATAATTCCATGGATCTAAAACTATAGCTATTTCATTTAAATCTTTGGTTCGTATGCCCCACTCCTCATAAATTATATCTTTCCAAATATGAAGATCATTTACAGCGTGATGTTTTATTTGATATTTTCTTTCTGTCTTTAAATAAAAAACTTTTTGACCGTCAAAATAAGAAAAATTACTGTCATGTTCACAGACTCTAATGCCTAATAATTTCATTAAGATAATTTTATAATTTGTTCCTCTTTACAAAGTCTGTAATTAAAAGCTAAAGATATTCTTAATTCTTCATTTTCATTTGGAAGTACACGATGAGGTAAATCATCAGGGAAAATTACAATATCTCCAAATTCAGGTATTAAAGCTTTTCCTTCCATAGTAAAAATTATTCCTGAATTATTCTCTGAAAGATAGAGTACACCAGATAAGTATTTATGAATTGGATTTACATGGTTATGGAACTCTTGAAAAAAATCTTTTTCATATATATTTACCCAAGAATCTTCTATAAATCCTCCAATAAAATAATTTCGCAAAAACATGCTATTTTCAATATGACTAATAATGTTCATTTTTAAATAATGAAGTTCGGTTGACGTCAAAATATTACCTGCTATTTTTCTTGAAGTTCTAATTTTACATTCCCATGATTTATCCGTAAATAATTCTTGTTTTTGTAATATAAGTTCTTGTGCTTTTTTACAAACTTCTAGGTCTAATTTAGAGTGATAAATTGTTTTTTCGTGAATTCTTTTTATCAATTATCTTCTACCGTCTGGTTGTATATCGAAACGCATTGTTCCTAGTCGCCAAGCTGTGCCTGTTGTGTTGGATACAATATTCGCTGTGAATTGTCTTCCTCTTCCCCGTAAGTCTACCTTTTCTGTTCCCGATGTAAAGCTTGTGGATTTGGTCACTGCATTCGCATCATTGGGATATCGTAAAAATTCAAAGTCTAAATTGAGTGTACCACTTTGATTTTGAACATCTGGTATTAATTTAGAGACAAAAGAGAAATCATCTCCTTGTCCTATTTGAACAGCACCTGATTTTAAGTAAGCATCCATTGCTTGTCCGTCGGCATCAGTACCTTGCTCGTGTAAATAAATTTGTGTTGCACCAGCAGTGAGTCCTAGAATTGTTTCGTTGTTGGCAGTTGTATTACCTAGGTATTGTGTGCCAATAGGATTATCATAAGTCTCTCGATCAATCCAAGATGTACGAGCCAAGGTTCCTGTCCACCAAGTCCCTTCTACATAATTATAAGCAACAATTGCATTTATTTGATCGGAACCTGTTCTAGCATAAAACCAAAGAATTTCATTGAACTCACCATTGTGCCCGGCAAAAGCATTCTCGGAAGCGGTTTGATTGATATTGTTAAAGACAAATTGTTCCACAGTACAGGGTAGTTTTTTCACCGAACCATCAAACAAATAGAAAGAATCTTGTGACATCCAAAAGCTATTACCATTTAAATCAATGCCTGCATGCTGACCAATAATTCCACAATTCTGTCCGAGTTGTCGTAAACCGAAAGTAAAAGGAGGACCAATAAATTGTAAAGAGTGAAGAGAAGTATCTGTCCATACTAGCGTTTGACCTCTCGAGCGTTCAGCAGCAATGATCCGTGATCCGTCGGCAATTCGCAGTGAACCTGCTGTATTTTCTGCGGTGGGAGTATAATTGTTAATATCTTCTTGATCCGAGAATCGAAGCAATAAATCATCTTGTGTTGCAGGGTTACCTATGGTGGTTTCTGTTCCAAATAAAATTAAATGTCTGTCTGGTGAGGAAACTAAACTGAGTCGTGAAGTTGTCGGAGCGTTAGCTACAATTGCAGCTCTTGTTGACGTACCACTCGAGGTATCCCAACGATAAGTACCACCATTTAATTGAGTCGCAATTAAATCTTCACCGAAGTTATCCAAAGACCATTGTCTTGCTTCTAAGGTTACATTCGAAACGGTGGAAGGTTCTCCCCAACCTCCTAAACCATAACCATCAGTTCCATAACCATAAGCTGAAGTCGAAAAGCTAGGACCAGGATTAATTTGATAAGCTGCATTACCTGTTCCGCCACCACCTGCGGTTGAACCACTAGCAGTCGAAGTATGAGTCACGGTATAAGCAGAAGTATTAACCACCGAAGTCACTTCAAATTCTTGATTCATATCAAGTCCGTCAATCGTGGAGAAAGAATCAAAGGTGACAAAACTACCTTGTTCACAGCCATGCCCTGCATCGGTGACTAAAACAGTGGCTGTACCGTTAGTTGTAAAAGGATCTGTTAAAGCTTCGGTTGCTCTAATAGGAGTAATGTCAAAAAGTACTCCTTCTTCATAAACATACAATTTTCGATCAGTGCCAAAAGAATCATATCTTGTGCCATCTAAAGAAATCCAAGCGTGTTGGTCTCGTACCACACCCACAATCGTAGTTTCAACAAACTTGTCCCAACCTTTGATTTTTTGTGGAAGGCCATTAAAAAAGCGTACATTATCGGAGTCAACCCATTGTCCTTGACCCGTATAATCTGTGACTTCTTTATTAATGCCTGGTTTTATTGTAAAATTAGTCAGTGGCATGGAAGTAATTTACTACAAAACTACTTCTTTTTCATCATAAAAACATTAATAGTCATCCTACCGTCATCAATAGAAGTACCGTGATTACCGACTGAAGCATGTTTGAGGCCCTGTTCAAAAAAGACACAGGTTCCTTGGATAAATTTAGTTGAAGCAATGATTTTATCTTCAGCATCGTAAAAATCTGTACCAGAACTAAAGTTTGTTTTTGACAGATAAATAATAGCTGTGTCAGAAGCATCATAGTGTGCCCAATCATTATCTTTGTCTTCTAAAAGCCGTAAATGACAATACATGCATATGTTCTCATAATCGTTTAAATTAATTAATCTTGACTGTTCTAACAAAGTAGCAATATGTAGATACAAAAAAGGTGCACTTGTTCTCAATTCGTCAGTCCTTAAACCAGGCCAGTCTCCACTAGCATTATCTGTTTGTTCAAAATCTTTGCGATTATAAAATTTTAATTGTTTAGCTAAGTCATAAATGTTTTGACAAAAAGGAAGAAAATTAAATAAAGTAGTTGCTCTATTCATCTTTTTTAGAAAATAAAGAGCCAACATGACCTTTAAAGGCTCTATTCCCAAAGTGAGTTAAAGGCATTGATATGTCTGCCCATATATCTCCACCACATTCTAGCCATAATCGAGAAAAGTAATAGTCCTCTGACAGATATCTTTTTTTTCCTGGACTTGTTTCGTAGATACCTGCACAGAATAAGTCATAGCAGTTGTCAGATTTAAAAGAGTTACCATTAATAATTTGATCAGATTCATATTTACGCTCTGGAAATTTCTTCATCATCGTACTAAAAACTTCTCTTTTGACGAGCATCATTCCCGTAGCAGCTTCTTGTACCTTACAAAAACCATTTTCTACTTTAACATTCATGGGATCATCAAAATTTAAATTATAGCCTAGTGTTTTAACTTCTAATTCTTCAGGGGTTGCGTTAGGATTATCTTTTAATATTTGAGGTATTTTTTCGAAGTGAATATGTTTTCTTGGGTAAATACCACATACCACATCTTTATCAAAACAAAGCATGCGTTGTATATTTTCAGCCTGAAAGCCAATATCAGAATCAATAAATAATAAGTGAGTCGCTACATAATCTTTAGCATCCATCATCATTGAAACTACAGTATTACGAGCACGAGTAATTAAACTTTCATTACCCATTGATTGCATTCTTAATCCTACACCACGAGCCATGGACCATTGTTGTAATTGTAATAATCCGTGCATGGTATTCTCAGTCAACATTCCACCATACATTGGCATTCCTAAAAATATCTTAAAATTCTTATTTTTTAATTCTTCTGGTTTGATCATTAATTAAATTTAAAAGCTACAGTAAACCTGTGATTATTTTTAAAAGGAGATGCTGTGTGTTTAAACTCCGCTGGGAAAACAACAATTCTACCCGGTACAGGCAGTATAGACATAATAGTGTTATTATTTGATAAAAACTTTGTTTCACCACCTTCATTAAAATCAAAGTCTAGATTAGCATAATATAATAAGGTCATACCTTTTTCTCCATCAATATGAAAATTAGCATTTTCTCTAGGAGCAAATAAATTTACATAAGCTCTTATTATAGTTCTATCTTTTAAAGGTTCACATCTAGGTAAAAAATCAAGTATAGAATTATAAGTAATAGTGTCATTAGCTAAGGGTGATACCATACCTGTAGGAGCATATTCCGCAGCATCTCTTTCACCATAATAGTAAGGAAGTCTTGTTAATTCTTTATATATTTTATCAATATCAGGTATCTTGTTATCAAATATCTCTAACATTTATGCTTTTTTTTCGTAACCTATATTTTTTCTTTTATCATAAGCGTATTCTGGATAGTGTGGACCATCCATATCAATATAATGCAAAAAGGCTTGTGCACAATGATCGCCCTCAAATTTGTTTCTCCAATGTACTAACTCTTCTCCCATATATACAACACCGTCACCTGGTTTCATAGTTATTTCATTAATAAGAGAATATCCATTATCTAAATTTTTGTCTTTATTGTACTCACCAAAATATATACTCCAAGGATCCCCTCCAAAATTTATTGTTACAGAATACTGACACGAAGGTCTATCTGAGTGTGGTTTTAATATTTCTCCTTTGGTATACATTCTTGCATAAGAGTAAGTTGGACATAAATTTTTACTAACAATAGTTGAGAGTTTTTCAGTCATAAAACTAGATAATGTTTCTGTGCTCAAGTCTGCATAGCAATATTTTAAATAGCCCCCAGTGCTTTCCTGACCGTCGCTAAAATCTCTATTAGTGCATGATTTTAAAACAAAATAGTTATACAAGAAATTACATAACTCAATAGGAACTATTTGTGAAACATGAACATATTTATGTTGTTTAAAGTACTCTACATGGTCCATATAACTAATACCTTCCTTTCTCCTGAAGTAACTTTTGCTACTTTATGGGGATACATAAAGTTAGAAGGAAAAGCAATCACATCTCCTAAATCAAGTTTAACTCCTTTTTCTTCATTTTGAACAAACAACTCACCTCCCTCATATTCATTAGAACTATTCATGCCTATGAGTACTGTTAAAGTTCTTGGATACTCTCCAGAATGATCTGAATGATATTCATACTTGCCTTGAGTGCTTGCTTCATAACGTAAAAATTGAAAGTAATTTTTTTTAGAAAAATACCATTCAGATACATTTTCTTTATAAAGATTATTTAATGTTTCGGTAAATCTTTTTAATTCATTAAAAAGAATTCTTTTTGAAACAGATTGTCCGATTGAATCTTCTTCAAAACTCGCAACTTGAACAGACCGTATATCACGATTTAATCCTGAACTTATTTCCCCTGTTGTAAATAAGGAAGTATCTTCATAAATTGTAGAGTTAGCTAAATTAACTAATTCTTTTTTCATGCCTCCTTTCATAAATAGTAGATAGGAGATAACTTCTTTTTTAAGATTAAGCACCTAAAATATTATTTTTTGCTGTGGTTGCTGATGTTTGAGCTGATGTGTGTGCATTTGCTAAATCAGAATCATATGTTTCTGAACTAGCATCTAAGTTAGCTACAAGATTATCATAAGTTGTACTATAAGTTTCCTCATAAGTTTTTTCCCCATTCCATCTTGTAATCATTGTATTTACCCAAGAAGGTATTTCGCTTTGACCGTTAACTACCAAATTTGGATCAGTATTTGTATACTCTATTTCACCTGTACCTAAACCTACGCTATATTGAAAAGCGTGAATGTTATTAGGGATTTGATCACTAGCTTGTATGTTTAAATAAGCTTTACCATCAATAATTACATCTGCTTCTGTATTTCCAGAATAATTTCTTGGTCCGTCATTAGGATTATTAGGATTAACCCCAGAATCAAATATTATTGTGATTTGATTATTTACTGTTACGTTGTTTATTGTTATTGCCATTTTTTTTACCTTTGGTTCCTTTCTTTATACCAACTTTTTTATTAGAAAGCAATGAAATGTCTTCAGTAACATCTTCGCCTTTTTCTAAAGCTACTTGGCTTTCAGCAATATTGCCCCATATACTACCTACTTGTTTTGTCGGATCTTGCTTTTCTTTTTTAGCTTGTTCATTAACAAGAGCTAAAGTGACCATATTGGCTTTTACCATTTCGTTACGAAATGATTCAACTGCTGAATTTGTTTGTACTTGTTTTCCTGTATTTTCAACTAAAAGTAAGGGAAGCCATGCAATAGAGCATCCCCATTCTTGAACATTTTGACCACTTTGTGGATGTTTTCCTTGAAGCATGTTATACCAAATACATTGGTGTTTAATGCATTTCTTATTTAAAAGAGGACATTTTCCGTCTGGATCGAATATTGGCATTTCTTATAATATACTACAATTAATCCTTAGAACATGCAATAACATTTGCAAATTTTAAATTCATTGCAGGTACTGATAAAGATGTTGTAGCTGAAGCAGAACCTCCTAGTCCTGCACTACCTGAGATAGGGTGCGTATGAGACCCACCCCCACCAGTGCTGCCTGAATTTGTATATACACTTACCGCAATCTGAGTACCACCAGTTCTTGCAAGTGTAGCAGCTAGCTGTCCACTAGGATGAAGATGTGAAGCTAATTCAGGTGTACTTAGTGTATGAGATGAAAGAGTTAATGAACCACTTACGCTAGCACCTGCTGTATCTGAAAAACTTATGGGGCCAGAGGCTGTAGATTTTGATCCTGTAAAAACTGTACTAAAAGCATCAGAACCTCCTGTACCACCCCCCGCTCCTGTCACAACTCTTAAAGCTGTCGTATTAATAGAAGCAGAGGTGTTTTGAGTCCAACCAGAAGGAGCTGAAGCTTGAAAAAATAATGCGGTGGAACCACTAGGTATACTTGATACACCTGTTAAACTTGACCCATTTCCAGAATATCCGGCAGCATTAATGTTTCCGTTTGATGCTGTTAGTACTGTTGAATCAACTGTAAAACTATTTTTTATACTTAAATCACCCAATGAGTTTGCAAATAAATCAGTCACAGCATTTCCTTTTGAATAAAGAATAGTGTGTGATCCTTGAGTTACGGCGACACTATTTGCTCCATGCCCTGTTACAGCAACATTAAGAGTAAATGCTCCTGATGTGTTGTTATATACAATATAATAATTTTCCACTGCTGGTAAAAAAACGTGAATATTGCCAGTTAATGTCCCTGTAAGCTCAATAACTTTGTTTGCTGACTCAGCAGTAGGATCAGAATTTCCTGTTGTTAAAGTAACATTAGCAGATCCCGCAACTGATTTCGAAATATAACCAGCAGTGAAAGCATCAATTGTTTCTAAATTGGTGTTAGTGTTGTTTCCCCAGGTATTTGCATTTGCTCCTGTGTCCATCAACTCTAATTTATAACTATCTGAATAAGTACTTGCCATTTTTAATCCTTTGTTGCCACTATGCTATCTGCATACTTTAAGTTCATATTAGGAAGAGAAGCTGATACGGGCGAACTCAATGACCCTGATAAAGAAAGAGCTCCCATAGAGTGTGTGTGAGATCCTCCACCACCTTCACTACCTGAGGTACTATTACCTGTTGGAGGCGGTAAAATAACTCCTTGGGGATAACTCGTATTAGTGGTACCTCCTCCTCTTGGTGAACCTCCTGGTATTACAACAGGATGAGTGTGAGCAGCTATCTGTGGAGTTGATAATGTGGTAGCTCCAATAGAATAACTACTAGATACTGTAAGACTTCCCGTGCTAATAGGGACACTTGCAGCAGTTGCAGTTTTTGTACCAAAAACACTACTGAATGTATCAGATCCACCTGTGCCTCCACCTGATCCGTTTACTACCTGTAAACAACATTGAGTAAGAGTTGCACTTGTGTTAGTAGTAAAACCTGTTGGAGAAGAAGTTTGAACAAACAGTGCTTCCGTTCCTGACTCAAACTCTTCAACTCCAGTAAGACCTGATCCATCACCTGTCAGTGTTGTGGCTGATACTACACCGTTTGCATTTAATGTAATATTGTCTCCAATTCTAATTTGATTTTTCACAGAAAGCTGACCAAAAGAATTTGCAAACAAGTCTACAATTTCATTATTGGCATTATTATACATAATTGTATGTGCACCTTGAACAATAGCTACTCCGTTGGCGGAGTGTCCAGTAGGGGCAATAGTTAAAGTAAAAGCTCCTGAAGTATTATTAAAAAATATATAATTGTTTTCCACTGCTGGAATAAAAACATAAATGTTCCCTGTCAGTGTTCCTGTAAATTCGATAACTTTATTGGAAGCTTCAGCGTTGGGATCTGCATTATTAGATGTTAAAGTTACGTTAGCAGAGCCTGCCACAGATTTTGATAAATATCCCGCATTAAAGGCGTCAATTGTTTGTAAGTTTGTGTTTGTATTATTTCCCCAAGTATTAGCGTTTGCCCCTGTTTCTTGAAGTTCTAATTTTAAACTATCTGTATATGTGCTAGCCATTATGCGTCCTTACTACATACTATAACATTTGCGTGCTTTAAGTCCATTCCTGGTACAGATAAAGAAATAGAAGGTGCACTTATAGTTCCACTAAGAGATAATGAGCCCGACAGAGAGTGTGAGTGAGAGCCACTTCCGCCTGCTGGGCCATTTGATACTTTTACATTTTTAACTCTTTCAACTGGATCTGAATCTCCAGTATAGAGTCTATAACCTCGTGGGTCACCATCTACATATGTGTGAGTGTGCGAAGGAAGTTGTGGAGTTGATATTGTAGTAGCTCCAGCAGGGGCCGCACTGACTCCTAAAGGTGAAACATCCGCAGTGCCTGAACCAGAAGTTGATTTTGATCCACTAAAAGTTGTTGCAAAAGCATCTGCTCCTCCCGTACCCGCACTACCAGATGTGATAACTCTTAAAGTAGCATTAGCTAATGTTGAAGCTGTATTTTGTGTCCAACCCGTAGGAGCTGAAGATTGAAGAAAAACCATTTGAGTACCTGGATCAAGAGTCGTAACTCCATCTAAACCAGAGCCATTTCCTGTAAAAGAAGTTGCAACGATCTGTCCGTTTGCCTGCACTTGTGTACTGCCATTAACAGATGTTACACCCTTTGCACTAACATTGCCCAATGAGTTTGCAAATAGATCAATAACTTTATTGCCTGTGCAATACTGAATTGTGTGGGAGCCTTGAACAATGGCTACTCCGTTTGCTGCATGACCTGTTGGAGCTACTGTAAGAGTAAAGGCTCCTGAAGTGTTGTTAAAAAAGATATAGTTATTTTCTACAGCAGGAATAAATACGTAAATGTTGCCAGTAAGAGTGCCTGTAAATTCAATAACTTTTTTTGAGGCTTCCGCAGTTGGATCAGCATTATTAGATGTCAGTGTAACATTAGAAGAACCTGCTACTGATTTAGCAAGATAACCTGCACCAAAAGCATCGATGGTTTGTAAGTTTGTATTTGTATTATTGCCCCAGGTGTTCGCATTAGCACCTGTCGCCATTAATTCTAATTTTAAACTATCTGTATAAGTACTTGCCATTATCCGCCCCAACCACTCATTCTATCTCTAATTAACCAACCTTGTGTACCATCTGAATAAACAAAAGTTACTGATCCACGGTTGG